TTGACCTCGTAGTAAGCAGCAAAGTAAACGAACTCGGCTTCAGTCAGTTCAGCCCGTAATCGGCTTACCGTCATGCCCAGTTCTGTTGCTAGGAAGAACTCAAAAAACAGCCACGAGTCTTCCTCTAATCGTTTTTTGCTTCATCCAGGCTGGCGTTGCCGCCCAGCCCAAACAGGAACAGCTCTAAGTCGTTAAGTACGCGCTCAGGCAATTCTCGCTGAAGTTTGACAGCATCAGCCGACGCAAATGCTTTGCTGCCATCCTCAAGTTCTGCCATTTGACAAAGCATCTGGGTGCTAATGTCCAAAGCCTCCTCAGAACCAGCAAGGCTGCTAGCACGCTTTCGATCAGCGCGGGTGATGGGCTTAAAATACAAAACCAGCACCGCTTCGCCAGCATCATTGGTGACGCTGAATTTACGGCGCTGGTTCAGGTCAAAAGCGCCGGTGAGCAAGTCTACGGCGCGAGGTGTAGCTGAAGGCATTAGATGGCTAGGTTAAGAGAGCCAGAGGTGACGAAGTTAACCGTCACAATCTCTAGTTCGCCAACCGTAGCACTGTATTCAGAGCCTGTCACCACCAAGGTGCCCGTAATTTTCTTGCCGCCAGTTTCGTCTAAATACAACTCAAAAGCTGCATCAGCCTCGTCCGTGGCTTGGTTGACATCCTTGATCAAGTCAAGTTTGTCGCCAGCACTAGGCGCGTCGTACATCAACTCGATGGTGCCTGAACCACTAATCAAGCCGCCTACGTTGGCGCGATAGGTGTCGCCGTGATCGGTGACATCCAGTGATTCTTTCTCAATGGTCATAGACCACGAGCGGACCGCTGCGATTTCTGACAGACCGCCGCTGCCGGCTTTGTCAAAAAAGACAGTGCCCTGTTCTCCACGGAAAAAAGCCATGATCAGATGTCCAGAGTGATGGTGCCGTTGGTGACGAAGCTGACCGTAATCACCTCAATTTCTCCAACCGTAGCTGAATACTCAGAGGAGGTAACGGTCCCAGTGAAGCTGATTTTTTTAGTGCCTGATGTGTCTAGGAACAACTCAAACAAAGCACCGCCTTGATCGGTTGCTGTGTTGACTCGCTCAATGAAGACATTGGTTTCATCGGAACTTGTGGCTGTGTAAAACACTTCACACGTCCCAGAGCCACTGATCAAACCGCCAACGTTTGCGCGATATGTGGCGCCAAGTGCAGTGGTGTCCAGCGTTTCTTTCTCAACGGTCAAAGACCATGAACGAGTGCTGGCAATAGCGACTGTGGTTGAGCCGCCATCGTCAAACTTGACGCTGCCTTGCTGTCCCCGAAAAAATGCCATGGTTAGAGATCCTCGAAGGTTTCAAAGGTCAATCTGACCTGTGTTTGGAAGTAACCCTCTGGAGCTGGCGACGCCACCACCTCGGGTCCAGTAGGCGGGTCAAAATGAACGCCACTGACTACTTGCCTATTGTAAAGGTCACGAATCCGTTTCCCAATCGTCAAATTTGCGCCAGGTCCAACACCTTTTGGCGTAAAGACATTCATGACGATGACACCGATGACACTGTTGCTGCTGCCAGTGGTGCCGCCCATTGTCAAGAAGTTATTGTTGCCAAAGCTGACAAGGCATTGGACAAAGGAACTATTTGGGGTCGGAGTCAGCGGTTGGTTATGAAATGCAACAGGAATGACTGGTGACAGGGCTAACTCTGTGGCAAGCCTGCCCTCTATGGTTGAGCGGATGGTGTTAAGGTTGACTGCTGCCATTAGTCTTCTCTTCCGATGCGACTAGCTTGTTGCTGTGCCCATGTAGTCATCTCCCTAGCAATTCGGTCAGTCCATCCAGCTGATGCCTGTTTTGACCCGTTTTCATAAGCTAGTCGATATGCATATGGCAGGCTGTTGTGGATGTGATAAACGCCACCAGCACGTTCAACTTGATAATCAAGCCGTCGCGGCGGTGTGATACCACTAGGACTAGTTTGCGGTCCCGCGTCATAGCCGGGTGTGCCCTGTTCGCTGATTGCCCAGCTCAAGCGGAAGCGTCCAGTGTCAACAGGGCTTTCTTGTTTTAGTCTGCTGTCTGTTTCAAATACAACCACCCGCAGCAGCTTTTCGTACTTCTCTTGTGAGTAGCTGCCGATCTGCGATAGGTTAATGCGTCGTGCCACTATGTCCTCAGGATCAGTTCGTAAGTGACAGCCGTGTTGTCCTGCTCAATCGTAACTACCCTGATGATCTGGTGACTAACGCTGCTAATCACAACGCGATCCGTTGTCGTCGGTGCATTTGTCACGTCAAGCGCCGCAATCGTCAGGCGCTTGTCGCTTGCTTGGATTAGCTCATTGACCTCACGCGCATTAACATCTTCCAGGATGCCGCGTATTGTCGTATCGCTAGTTGTCTCTGTGATTGCGCCGGTGGTGGTGTTATACGCTCCAGGTGTTACCACGCGTATCGTTACTTGCCCGCCAAACTTTGCCATCAGTTTGCTGGCAGTCTTCCGTAGCGTAGTAACAAGTGCCATCAGACTTTATAGGCTATGCAGGCTCCGTTCTGCAATCTAATGCTAGTAAACAATCCACGCAGCTCAAAACCTGCAGGGAATGACTCACCGTTTAGAGTGTTACCTGTCATATTCGTGCTAATGATTGTATCAACTTGCGTGTTCTCGTAAAAGTCAATATGGTGGAATCGCCCCGTATGGGCAACGGTATCATGGATGACCTCAGCGCCGAGCGTGTAGTCAATCCCGTTCGCTTGATGTCCCTTGAATGCCATGGTCAGATCTTGTAAGCAACGATTTTGCCAGAGGTCAAAGTCACGCTGGTAAAAACACCTTCGATGCAATCACCATGGTTCAGCGGTACTGAGCTGAACGTGTTGCCGCTAGCGTTCTGCACCGTAGCAGTATTGATCACCGCATCCGCTACGGCATACAGCTTGTAAAAGCGCCCAGTATGCGCTGCCGTATCGCTGATGTATTCAAAACCAATGTTGTAGCTGTCGTTTGAGTTGTAGTTCATGGTCAGCTGCGACGGATGGCGATGTTGCCTGGTCCACTAATTCTAAGACCAGTGAAGTAACGTTCAAAAATTGGTGGGACACGATCAGCACCTGTTGCGATGCTGCTGGCACCTGCGGACGTGACGCTAAGGCTGCCAATGCTAACCGACTTGTAATCCTCAAGACCAGAAAGCCCTAAGCCATCCTTGTTGTTGTTTAGGTAAACCGCAAGAATAACCTGTGCTTTTCTGACCTGATCGGGGATCTCAGTGGCGGTGTAATAATCTGCCGTGATCCTGAAAGGGAATCCCGTAGCGTAGGTGTTGATGTAGGTGTCTGGTTTGCGGACACCATCTCTTGGCCATTGCAATGCTTGCGTGTCTGTTGCGCGAGCACCTAAAAATCGCTCACGGTCTATGCGTTGCGTCGCAGTAAACAACGCACGATTTCGTTGGTCGTCGGTAGCTGACGCCCATGCGGTCACGTCAGCGTCCTGGACCAATCCTTCAATGACTGTGTTGGCTGCTGCCAGTGTCAGGTAGGAGTTTGCGTTTGCGCCCCCCACTGTTGCGTCGATTGTGATTGCCATCGTCTACTACAGCGGGCAACGGTTCTGGTGTTTCAAGTTTAGGGGTGGGCTCTGCAATAGAAAGAGAGGCTCCGGTCGAAACCGAAGCCTCCTGTTCACGCAGTCGCCGGAAGGCGAACAGACCCATCAGGCAGCGGCAGCCTTGATCACAGCAAAGCTAAGCACAATGGCTTGGCTAAGCGAACCACCAGACACGTTACGCACGGTGACCGCAAAGGATCCCGCTGCAATAGCGTTGGCTGCGACGGTATAGGCACCGGCAGTGCCAGCCGACGAGTGGTTAACGATCACAACGTCATTAGCAGCAATAGTGCTGTTGGTGACGGTGAAGCTAACGTTAGTGGCATCAGCAAGTGCTGCGCCATTCATGGTGATCGCCCCACAAACTGTGTTGAGGGTGACACCAGTGGATTTACTGGTGGCTTGCGTTACCGCCCCACCATTACCGCTGACGTAGCCGATAGCGGCTCCAGCGGTTACTTCAAAAAGGGATGCCATGGTTAATACCTTCCTTTAGTCAAAATTGGAGGTAATTGTAGCCCGCGTAATCCCGATGTTCTTGGTTTCATAAACCTTGCTCCAGTTGCCAACAGTAGCAAGTTGAGCGCGGGTCGGGTTAACGGTGCTAACCGCCCACTTGGCGCCAATCGGGTGGTACAGATAGTGCATGTCGATTGACATGGCATCTGATTTAGCCAAGATGTCACGATCGGTTTCTGTGCGCATTGCGGCTTGCTCACCAGAGGCTACAGCGCCATTGGTGAAGAAGTAACAAGCGTAATTGCCAGCACTGTTCGTGATGTCATCCGAAACGATGACGCGCATCCCCATGAACGTAGGAACGCTCACGTCGCCGCCGTATGCAGAAGCGATAGAACCGCCAAAAGCATTGAGGGACGTGATTGAAGAGGCTGCAATAGTAGAAGCCGTTACACGAGCATCAGTAGCAGTCACATAGTCAATCGCCTTGCGCTCTACTAAGTCGTAGTAGCAAGCACTGTGAATAGCAATGGCAGTCAACTTGTCGCCTTGATCGCCCAGCAGCGCACGAGCTTTAGCCACCTGACGGGGACCAAGCGCCGTAGCGCCCGAGGTATCAAAACGCAGTGCATCAAAGGCAGGAGAATCGGAGCCGGTCAGGCTGCCGAACACACCTTCAAGGCACTTGTACAGGTCAATCTGCTGTTGGTTGGCAACATACTCACCAACCTTCTGACCGATGGCAGCCATGGGATCAGCACCAGAAGCCAGAGCAGCGAGGTCTCTGGTTTCAAATGCACGCCCACGGTGCAGGATCACGCCAACTTGTTTGTCGGCTTGGATCTTGCCAGGGGTCAGGCTGGTGCTGTCAGTAAGAACTTCCAGGTCACCAGACAGATTTGCTTTGAAGAACACTTGTGTTATCCCAAGGGCTCTTTATCCCTTGGTTCTGCGCCTTTTCCATTGGTCGCAGGTCAGACTATATCTTCACCCCCTGGTCAAAGACTGGTTGGGTGTGGGGCACTCGTGGATCCATTACTGAGTTTCCTCTCGGGATCTAGTCGTTGAACCTTCCAGCTTGTCAGCTGGCTTGGCTGCTGATTAGCCTGCCCTTTCGGGTGGTGGCTTTCCCAGCAATTCACCCCATTATCTCTAGAAATTACGCTCTAGAGGCCCATCAACATTTAGGCACATTCACAAAATCTCCCCCTTCCGTGGCGTTGAGTTCAGCCATTGGCTGGACAACACCACTTGCGAGGAACGCATTACGTTGGGTCGATTGCTCGATAACGTATGGGGTGAAAATTTCGGGAATGATTAAATCAGAGCGAAGGGTCGCCATGATGAATCACTTGGGAATTGGTTTGAGTGTTGGGGCACGACCCCAGGCTCAGCACGGCTTCGCCTTTACACGAAAAGTTTAACGCCCCGCAGCAGTTTTTAACCGATCATACAAATCTCGATCTGTCCGGTACAGCCTTGACTGCTCTGTCAGATTGAAAGATTCAGGCGCAAACGGGTTTTTGATGCCCGCTGGCGTGTCAGTAGACGACCGCCCAATGGGTGCGCCACTGCCCTGTGGCTTCGGTTGCTTCTGCATCCAAGCCGGCAAAGTCTTTGCCCAGTCCTGCACTGGTGTGCGCTGGTAGCCCTCAACCACGACGACAGTGCCGTCTGGCTCACGCTCAATCTTGTCTGGTGTCAACTTGGTTTTCATTACCAAGTCAGGGTCATGCACAATATCAGCCAGTGCGCTGACGGCAGGCGTTAGCAGCTCAAGCTCACGGACGCGGATTTCAAGTTCAGCAATCCGCTGATCCTTCTGTGCAGTAGCCTCCCGAAACTGTTGTTCCAGAGCCTGCCGAGCTTCTTGGTATTTACCCTGTGACTCCAGCTCCGTTTGCTCGGCTTTGCGCTTGAAATCAATCAGTTCTTGGATGTCAAGCCCATCAGGCACTGCCTTAGCTTGTTCAACGGCTGTCTTGTATTCACGTAGAAGGTCTGCGTTCTTGCGTCGCATTGCCTCCAATTCTGCCTGCATTTGGCTGACATCAACAGACTGCTCCACGGGAGCTTGCTGTTCATCGGACATAAAACCCACTGGGTTAGAGCGCACCTAGGATAATCGTTAGTATCCGGTAATGTCAAAACGGGAGTGGAACACGGTTGTACGGGAGCCGTGGAACCCGTTAATCTATCAATGCTTAAAAGCGATTGACCGTCATATGGATCAATACCGGCGGACAGGCAACAGCTGGCACGCCATCAAAGCACAGCAGCTAAGACAATATGTTGCAGAACTTAAAGATTGGATCACTGCAAACGAGTGATCACCACTTCACCTTGTCCGCCCAGAACGCAGGTGACATCTTGCCTTTGGCAATGTTGCTGGCATGACGTGCTTTGAAGCTAGCCCGTCGTGCCTTAGATGCTTCAGACTCTCCAGCTCTAGCAGGGCTGCCACTAACGCCCTGCTGTCCGAATCGAATCAGTTTTACCTTGTCGCCTTCCTTGGCTAAAACCGCGTGTGATTTTGTAGGATGCCCAGGCGTCCGCTTGGGTTGGTTGTAACCCTCAAACTGCTCGCCGCGATACTTGATTGCCATCAGCCTCGCGCCTTCTTGTAGATGTCGCTGTCAGCTTTACGGGCTCCGCCCTTGCCCGATACATAACTGTTGACGCGACCCATTGCCCATGCCTCCATCGGGACGTTGCGAGAACCACTAGACAGGTAAGCACCCTGCCCACGGCGGTAAACCGCCGCCAGTTCGCGGTACGTGAAGCGAGTGCCTTCAGCTTTGGCGCGGAGGGCTTTTTTAGTTGCCTCGCTTAGGGGTTTTGCGCTTGCCACCTTGTTCGGTCCTTGATTTGGAAACGGCACGGATGTCAATAAACTCGCCGCGTTTGTATGCCTCAGCGGTGCTTTTGATCTCCCGAGCTTTGGCGCTCTTGTTCTTGGCACCGCTAAGGTACTTTTTCGGCAAGCCGGTTGCCTTGTCTTTTGGTACGCGGCGTTGCTTGCCAGCCATCGTTACTTTTTGCCTCCCTTCTTGGGCATCGGCTTTTGAGGCTTGGCTGGTCCGGTGTACTTAGGCATCTGCTTACAGGCAGCTACCCTGCCATGCTACTTACCCTTTGGCTTTTGCTTCCGGCTTTTTCCCGCCTTTGCCAGTGCGATTGCCACCGCTTGCTTTCGCGGCTTGCCCGCCTTCATCTCCGTTTTGATGTTCTGCGAGATCGTCGCTTGGCTTTTGCCTGACTTGAGTGGCATCTGGGGTGACCATGACTCCAGACCTATCGTACCAACCACTGCTGCCATCAGGCTTTTCAATGTACCGGGCGTCTATAGGTTGCCCGCCATGCTGGATCGATTCAAATTCTGTCGCCTTGCGCCCGTCGGCGTAAGTGTATTTAAGGGTTAGCTGCTCCATAGCGTTTTTGCAGTTGCTGCAAGGTTAGCTCCGAACCATCATCACGGACAAGTTTGGCGATGGCAGTTTGCGGACCATACTTTTTAGACAGTAACTCAAAATACCGAACGCGCTCTTTGCCTAGCACCTCTGCTTGCACGGCTACTGGCTGCTTCGCTAGCCATTGTCCATACGTCAGATCAGCAGGCACCTGACCATCCATGCTTGCGCGTCTGCCAGGTGGCGGGGGGTCAAAGCCTAGGGCTTTGTAATCAATCACTGGCACTGTCGTTGATCTGCAGTTGAAGTGCTGCGGTGGCGTTGGTCCTTTGCCATAAACAAACTCCTTACCGTCTAACGCACGGCAGATAGCACTGGTCCGCAAATCAAGCGTGGCAACGTACTTGTATTTATTGGTGATGTCCTGATTGGCTTCATAGACCTGTTGACTGGCGGCATTTGCGACTTGGTTGATGCTGGTCCGCACCAGTGTCATGACCTGATGGTTTGCAGCTTTTGTGACCTGCCCACCTGCATCAGCTATCTGCCGCACGCTGCCGGCTTGATTTAACTGCAGCCTTCCGGTCAAACGTTTGGCAATTTCTGCTGTCGGTTCGCCTGTCAACAATCCATTCCGTACTACCTGCGAGAACAATTCGGTCTGTGACTCAACAATCCCTGCAAAGGCTTTAGTGACTACTTCGCCATTCGGCAAGGTAATGGTGGCACCTTTGGCTGCTGTTAGCGAGTAAGTTTGCGGTGCGCCTTGTACCGCAGCAAAGAGATCATCGCTAAGGGTCACGACATTAAGCTGCGTTGGATCAGTGGTCACAACTGATTGTGCAAACTGCGGGCTAATCTCAACGGTGTTCACAATATTTCTGGCGCCTGCAGGCAATGCCTTGCGGAGCTGTTCTGTTACAAACTCAGACTGCAACAGGGCTAAGCCTTGCAGTTCGTTACTCATAACAGCAACACTGGCATTGGACCATGTGCCTAGTGATTCTTTGAGTTGTGCAAGAATTGCTCTTAATCGTGCTGCTTTTACAGGCGCTGACAATTCATCAATGGTCCGCAGTTGATTAACAGCATCAACAATGATGTCGTTATATGCGCTCACGATACGCCGTGACACACTATTGCCAAAACGATTTAGATCAATCGCGTTACGGTACAGGCTTGATGGTGTAGTCATTTGAAGCCTAGATTAGCAGGATCGCAATCTGTTATGACAGAAACATCTGCGCCAGCTTTTAGCGCCTCATGTATTAACGACTGCACAACACTAACCTTATCCTTGCAGTCGCTTGTTACCTGCAGCTCCTCAACCTGATACTGTTTGCTATCACGAAACCATGCCAGTCTGATTACAGCAAACACATCATCGACCATTTCCTTGCGGGTGCAGGATAATTGCTGCCGCCGTGGTCCACGCGAACCCATTAGCAACAACTTAAATAATGGTCCCATCATTCAGGTATCTCATCGATGTCTTCTGGTTCCGCTGATTCTTCTGGCATCAGTCGATTGCCGACAGGCTCAGGCTGGTTCATCTCTATCAACCCACCATTTTGCGTTGCCTCTAGTTCCTCTTCTACGTCAAACTCATCGCCTAGCACCTCACCTTCATACAACTGGTCTAGCAGCGTCTTCTGCGTGATCGTGCCTGCGGTATAAAGCGCCAGCAGCGACTGGATCTCTTGCGGCTCTAGCTTGCCGCCTAGGAAGTCACGGTTGACATATGAGCTGCCAGCTTGCGGTACGTTGAGATACCGGGCGTGGTACACCAGGCAGTTGTCGATTAGATCCTGCATGTTTTGAGCAATCACCATCATGGTGCTATCACCCTGACTGCGATCAATCCGCTTTGCCTCTGCAGTCTCAGCACTTAGCTTCTGACCCAACACAGCAGACAAGCCCAGCTCATTGATTTGCCCAGCTACCTGATCAAGCCTTTTGAACTGCGCCTCAAAACTCTTGCCATCAGGCTCAATGTATCGAGCATTGCCTTCAGCGGGGAAGCTAATCGCCTCACCAGGACCAGCTGATACTTCCTCGCCTGCCATTGGAAAGCCAAAGAACGCAAGCATTGGCACCGCTGAGATATGCAACTGATTGTCTAGATCAGATTGCACTTGATACGCTTTAAGGTTTAGCTCACCAATATCTTCTAGCGGCGGGCGTGATTCCATAAAATTCACGCGGTTTGAATAGGCAACAGAAAATGGGATGTCATCAAGGGTTGTTGTGCCGCTGTCGTGGATCTCAAATGCGCCCTTCGTATTTTTGCGATGCAGCTCAAAGCCACCAGGCGTGAGCACGCGGACCTGTTCAATAGCCTTCTCGCCATACAGCCCATCGGGCACGATGACTTTTTCCAGAAGGCGCAGCATCATTAGCTTTTGAGCGCCTTCTACAAGGTCAGTCCGCCAGCCTAAGATCTCACGCGGGGTATAACTTGCCCAATATGGTCTTCCATTTTCACCAGCAGCAGGAGCATCCACAAGCACGCCAACATGCCCGTAACGCACCATTTTCCTGGCAGTTTCATAGGTCCAAACGTTAAGATCATTCCCCTGCAGGTCTACGTCAAATAGCTGCTCACGGACGAGATCTGTCACATCGTTTAGCCTGACCGGCTTGCGCGTTAACATACCAGCCAGCATCCGTTCAAGGCGCTGGTAATACGGTGGGCAGACGCTACGGGCTAGGCGGTTGTCGTAGCTTTCGTCTTGCTCGCGTGGCTCTTGCGGCAGGTAACGTCGATGCCGGCGGCGTAGCTCATAGGTGCCAGCCACCAGATCTTCTAACAGAATCCAGTGCGGCTCTTGATTAAACCACGCTGCGTTCGGGTCATTGACCTGCGAGACCTTGGCGGTTAGTTGTCGGTCGTAATGGTTGAACCCGGTGTAAACCACTTTTGATCCCGCAGGCTATGAGTCAGTTTAGACAGCAGCGAGGGTAACAGATTTGCGACCGATTTTGATCTCAAATTCATCGCCCGGCACGAAGCCCATCTCTTGGATGTAACCTTCGCCAATCATTAGCCTGCCATTGAACAGCACCTTAGTCTTGTAGGTCAGACTACGACCGCGCTTTGCAGGCTTGTTCATTTGCAGTCCCTTGGCTTCTAGCAGTGCCTCATAGAACTGGGTGTAACAGAGCTTGTCGTTTTTGATGTAGCCGCACTCGCGGACAATATCAGACTTATTCATGTCGCCACATTCTTTGAGTTTGGCGATAAGATCAGAACCGGTCAGCATAAGTAGTGTAAAAGCTGGACGCTGCTAAGTATAGCATTTAATAAATGCGGATGCCAGTGCCTCTGCCAGCTCCAGCGTGTAGCGGGTTGAACTCACGCCACACCAGATACCCAAGCGCATCATTCATGTGGTCAAAGCCTGCATCCTTATCAGGGTCGCCCTTTTCGGTGTAGCACTGCAGCTCTAGACACTCAATCAACCGTTTGCAATGCGCTGCTACCTGCAGTCTGACCTGTCCCTTGCCATTTTCTAGCAGGGCTTGCACTGCTGCCACCCTGTCACGGACTGGTGGGTTCGCCCGTGGCGATTGGTTTGACATGCCATAGGACTCAAGGATGGCAATGTCTGTCTGTGTGGCGTTGGTGCTGCGGTTGCCGCCACTGGCATCTGGGTAAATGTAAATCCGGCGGGTAGCGTACCGGCGACGGATCTCGGCTGCCAGCGCGTCGGTGTCATGGGCGCCAGAGATCTCGTCAGTGATCAGCAGGCTCCCGCCTAATCGAACGCCGATCACTGCACTCATATTGGCAACGTTGAAGTCAATGCCAACCCGCAGCGGCTCATCGTCGGTGTTGGGCACCGTGGTGATGACATGCTTGGCACGATCAAAGCGGTCATAGACCTGCCCGGTGGTGAGGTTGACGAACTCGCCGTCAAGGTATGCACGCAGCAAGCTGGGGTCGTAGTTGGCTTGCAGACGTTCAATAAAATCTGGCGGCAGGTGAGGGTTATCTGCTGTCCGCATCTTGATTAGATGCCGATCAGAGCGTGACCTTGCCTCATCGCTGCCGAAGGTGTTCCACATCCAGCGGAAGCCTTCAGGTGTTGATGCTGCGCCAAACTGCCTGACGTTGCCGGAGCGAAGACGCCCAAGGATTTTAGGGAACGCCTTGTTAGCAATAGATGGTGCCACGGTGTCAATCTCATCAGCTAATACCCAGGCAAGGTTCAAGCCGATGATGCGTGACCAGTTTTCAAATGATCGGCACAGGATTTTGGTATCACCGCCTGGCAGATGGAGCATGTACTCCGGCAAAGGGCTAGCGCGGAAGGTGTAAGGGATCTCGTAGTGTTCTAGGAAGGCTTCAAAGTCTGTCTGCCAAATGTCGCGGATCAAGGGACCAGTGGGTTCCATGACAGCGCCAATGAAACCTTGATTGGCGGCTGCAAGTGTGACAGCCTTTGCCGCTAGGGCTCGGGTTTTCCCGGCCCCATAGCCGGCGCTGATGCCAATGATCTGCGTTGTATTGTCATCAACAAAGGCAAGCTGTCCTGGGTGCAGGTCTGCTTTGATGCGATCCAGGAGCTGATCAGTGTTGATTAGCTCGCCAGAGTAATTGAGTTGTTGGAG